GGAAGATGCCTTTCTCCCGACCATAGGGCCGAATGAAGTTGATGTGCTTGCCGACCAGCTTGCGGACGGGCGTACACAGCAAGCTGGGGTGCTGGGTGATCAGGTGAATGTCCAGGCCCTGGTGCCGGTGCGTTTCGAAGCGCGTGACCTTTTCCGGGCGCGCCCTGGTGCCATCGTTACCGAACACCCGTTGCGCTTCGTCGATCACGATCACCGAGCCATCAGGCATGTTGTACCACTCTTCGGGCGTATCGAACTCGACCCACTTCGACTTGAGCCGGTCAAGCTTCATATCCGGGATGCCGTAGTAGTAGATCGTCCTGGGCGGCAGGTCTGGATTGTCCGGGTCCTTGTGCAACCGCTTGGTCGGGTCGTCCGGGTCCGGCTGGTGTTCAATGTCGATTTCCCGAATCGCGTTCAGGGTCTTGCCAGCGCCTGGCAGGCCGGTGCGCAGATAGAGCATATCGGTCCCCTCCTCGCTTACTTCGGCCCGGTCCAGCGCATGCCAGACTTGCCGCCAGACTTGTCCATACCCCACAGCACGGCGCGAGCGATGTACGCGGAGAACAGGATGTTGATGCACACGTCAACTTGCAGAAGCCCCAGGACTTGAAGCCACTGCGCAGGCACGCCACCGAGACTGCTGAACACGTAGTCCTTGGCCTGATCCATCACCGCCTTGACGCCGACGAAGGCAACAGCGGTGAACCCCAAGCCGCGCAGCAGCTTCCAACCCAGCGGAATCAGCGACCAGCCGATGGCCCGCAGTAGTACCCCGATCAGTAACGGCATCAGTTCAACCCTCGCGCAATGATTTCAGCCGCGGCGCGCATGGCGAACGCGACAAGCAGATACCCGAACCACTGGAGATACGTGCACAGATCGGACGACACGCTACTGAGCGACACCGTCTGAGTACTGCCGAACCAGGGGAACGAGACGTCAGGAATGACCGGGCAGGCCTTGGAGAAGCGCCCGCTAGTGTCGAGCAGCTTCGACAAGTCATGGATGTTCTCGCCGGTGGCCGAGATGGGTTCGTACTCAGGCCCGGAAAACTCGCCGGCAAGCGTGTTCTTCAAGTCCTGAATCTTCTTGTCATCGACCGTGCGGAACTCTTCATCCGCGCAGCGGGCGGCCTTTTCCTGGCGAACGATGGCGCACTGGATTGCGTCGCCGTTGCACTGAATCGCAACCTTGCAGTCACCGTCGCCGGAGATCGAGGAGCCACTGCCGCATTTGTTCGGGTCCTTGGCCGGATCGCACTGCCCGTCTCCCCCGCCATCACCACCACCCGTGCCGCTGCCATCGCCATCACCGCCGCCAGTTCCACCGTTTCCGTCTCCCCCGCCGGTGCCGCCATCGCCGCCGCCCGTTCCGCCATCACCGCCACCGCCTGTACCGCCACCAGTCCCGCCACCATCGCCACCACCAGTTCCACCGCCATCACCACCAGGGTCTTTCGGGTCGGTCGGGTCCGTGGGATCGGTAGGCGTCTTCACGCACGTGGTGCCTGACCAGCTGTAGCCCTTCGGACAGCCCGGGTCATTCGGGTCCGAAGGCGGGTCGGTCACTGGCGGCTGATTCGGTTCGCTGAGCGAAGGACCGGTGCCGCCCAGGTTGCCGGAATCTGCCGAGCAGTTCTGGCCGTTGCTCTTGAGCGTGTAGTTGCAGAACCCCACAGTTGTGGAGCCTGGAGTGCGATAACAGGATGTTGGCCGAGAACTATCCGCCTCATAGGCACAGCCACTCAAACAGCCGGACGGCGGAGAACTAGGAACCGTGTTCTTTCCATTAATCACGATAATCGGATAGTTCGAACTACGAAATAAATTAGGCGTACCAACTTCGCACTCTTTAGGCGGCGACTTGCACTCACCTACAGCCGCATCATACTCCGTACCTGTCGGACAAGTATCACCATACCTACCTATAGACGCACCGACCTCACCAACAAACTCGCCTTGATCAAGGCGTTTCAAAGAACAGCTAAATTCCACATCAGAGTTACGCCTCAAATAATTAAAAGTAAAACTGTACCCGCTACCCTGAGACTGAAAATAGGCCAGCACCGCAGAGCACCCTTCACCAGGCGAACCAAAAGGCTTGTCACGCAAACTGTCAATTCCATTTACCTGCCACCAAAAGACCTCAGCACTAACGCCCTGAGCAAAGAATAGCGAGGGCAATAAGCACGCCATAAAAAGCGATATCCTCAGGGCTGATATACATGTCTTAATCCTCATTTATCCTTTCTCCGGGCAATAAAAAAGCCGGGGCGGAGTGACCGCCACCGGCTTGACTAAGGGACGATTAAGTCCCTGCGCGCATGGCTTTCTTGGCCGCACCGATCAGGGCCACCAGGCCGAACATGGCACCAGTCACAGCCGCAGCAGCAGCCAGACCGCCCGCGATATAGGCCAGGGCCTTAGTGGTGTCGATATCGCCCTCAGCGGCCATCGAGAGGCCGGAAGCCATCAGCAACGAGCCACCGATAACGGCTTCACGCTTGCCCAGGGAAAACAGTTGTTTCAGTTGTTTCATTGAACTTACTCCTAGTGTGGAATTGATGTGCGCATCTTCTTAAACACCCAGACCGCGACAAACAACGTCAACAGCGCGCCGGTGATTTGAGCTTTCTGCGCAATTGTCATTGCAGGAGTCAGAAACTCCCGCATTTCCTGGACCGTAAAAGTCTTCATTTGACCCTGACAGATAGTTGAACCATCTTCCCTGGCCAGCCAAACACCGTCACAGCCCAAAAAATTCATGCTTGTCCCCTACCCGTCCTTTTTCGCCGAAAAAGGCCGGGGCCCTTAAGCGGCTTTCTCCTGAACGGCTTGAAGTTTCAACGGCATGCCGTCGCCCGACAGCCAATAATCGAATCCGGCGTTACCGGACTTACTCGCCCAGGCCTGGATAAATACCGGGACGGACACAGTTTTGCCCTTCTCCATCTTCCAGACATTATTAAGCCCGCCATCCATGTGCCGCTTCGAAATGCGGACTTGGATAACCTTGGTTTCCGGCATACCGAACTTATTGGTCTGCTCAACCTGGACGAGCACCGAGTGTTCAACAATCTGTGAAGGACCGTTGGCGGTATTGACGTTGCGAGTATCGGAGTAATAGCCCTGGCACAGGCCGATGAGAGCGAGCATATAATTTACCTCAGGGGTTCAACTTGTGGGCTTGTGCCCGGTTCACGAAATGCCCATGCGGGCGGCGTAACGCTCCGGTCGCGCCGGAACGTCTTGAAGTCTCGGTTGATGCGCTGCCGGCGAACGGCCTCGGCGGCCTGCTCCTGGACGACTCGGCGCATGACCAGGTCCAGGACCTGGCGCACCAGGTGCTCGTCCTGGACGAGGTGGGAAAGGTCTTGCTCCAGATCCCAGCGGAGCGACTGATGGGCCACCTTATCCATCGCTGCGCGCCCTCCTCGGCTCGTCGAGCCAGCGCACGAAGCGCCGGAAGAACGCGAAGAACAACGCCAGGAACGCCACCAGGGCGCAGACGGCAATCACCATGGCCAGCACCGGGAACGCCGCGCAGAACTCGAAAATGGCGGCCACAATGGGCGTCAACATCGCGAACAGGGCGATGAAGACAACCCAGCCCAGCAGAAACCGCAGAGGCGCTTTCATCACGCGGCCTCCACGGTCGGCTCGACGTACCAGTCGGGGCGCTGAGCGCTGAAATCGACCTGGACGAACCGCAGGAGCGGTACGACGTTGTTCGCCCGGTCGGCTTCGTGGAGCTTCTGCAGGGCGGCTTTCGACAAGCCGGCCTCGCAGATATCGTTCACATGCTTGTAGAAAGTCCGGCGCGCCATTGACTCCATCGTTTCCTGCCACCCGTAGTCCTTGAGGCTGCGGTACGTCCGAAACAGGTTCCGAGCGTGGCTATCGTTGGGCTTGCCCTTCCGGTCGTACTTCAGGTGTCGCTTAGTCAGTGCGGCCAGCACTTTTTCATCATCAATCACACGCATCTGGATACCCTCAAAGGCCGCGAAAAGATCCGCTGTAACCGCTTGCCAGCACTCCTGAATCAGGCAGCGCCCCTCTTCCTGGAGCCGCTGCTGGTAGGCGATCAGATCAACAAGCCGAGACGGGATGCCCCGGCGCTCCAGCCACCGGTGCATCACCGTGGCCTCCATGCGGAGCAGGTAGCGCACCCACTCCTGCAATCGTGGGTCAGACATGACCCGAGCAGACCGAGCGGCCGACAGATCGGCCCGCCCTGCCCGCTTCAATTCGTCCAATTGGGCCTGATACTCGGTGTGCTTGAGATACGCCTTCAGGCGCTTTAGACGGGATTCTTTCGCACCCCAGTAAGCGGACGTCTGGTAGTTGTCGCCGCGACTCTTGGTGTGGCCGTTGCTGACGTTGGTCAGCGCCTGGATGACCTGGAGCGCCGTACGTTCATCCGGCAGCCTGCTGGAGTACGTGCAATCCAGGGCATAGACCTGCGTCGCAGACACATCGAGCTTCGAGAAAAGGTCTGGGTAGCTTCCAGCTAGCCACTTGAACATCACCTCGGACCCCTTGTCGATGCATGTCGGGCCGAACACGTTGTGTCCCTGGAGCAACTTCGCCGGGCTGGCCTTCAGCTCTACGCCGGGCATCAGGCGCTTGCCCAGGGACTGGTGAAACACCTTGAACGCCAACGGCGTAAAGCCCGTACTCAGTGACTCCCAGGTGTGCCGCAGGTAGTCCGCCTGTAGCTCTCCACCCTCCCCTCGGCTGATCTGCCCTTGGAGCGGTACGCCCAGGCTCTCCAGGTCTACGACATGCACCGGGTCCGCACGCCCTTCCACCCCGAGCAGTTCGATGTGCTCAAGGCGGAACGGGACGAACAAGTGCAGTTTGTCGAGCAAAGCAGAATCCTCGATCCGCTGAGGGAATCACGTGTTGAAAAATCACAAATGATTGTTGGGCGCTTTATAGCTTAATCACACGTGATTAAGCAACACGTGCAAAAATCACGTTCATCGAAAATCACACGTGATGGCGAGGTGAAATCACACATGGCGAAGACCTACCGTCTGCGAGACGAGGCCGTCGAAGCACTGAACGCGAAGAGGATTAAGCTGATCGTCGAGCGCAAGGAGGATGTGAAGGAGAGCGATCTACTAGGCGCGCTGATCTGGAAGCACCTGTCCACCCTCACCGCCCAGGATGTGAAGGCCTACCGAGAACAGGTCTTGGGCAAAGATTGAGAAAGTGCATCCGTTGCACAAAAGTCCACCATTAGAGATGGTGGACCCGGCTCCCGCCGGGCACAGCAAAAGCCAAAGCCAAAAGCCGCCCCGAAAGCTCAGCTTCGCGGAAGAGCTCGATGACCTACGGTCACCCCTGCGGGGCATCGCTTCGCTCGTCATCGCACTCCGCTTTCGGGGCGGCAAAATCCTGAAACCCCACTGCCGAGGGACAGCCCGTAAACACCAAGGGCTCTGCCCTTGTCATCCCGCTCTTCGCCAGAGGGTCAGAGGGCAGGGGGAGAAAAGCTTCCCCCTACCCTATGACCGGAGGCTGTCTTTGTCCGAGGTGGTTCAAGGGTTCGCTCCGCCCGGGACTCCGTTTGTCACCGCAAGCGCTGACAAGCCGGGGTCGCGGCCCTTGACCTAGCGGGGATTCCGAGGGGCTGGATGATCCAAAAAGCGGGGTGGCGTTATTTATCGTGACGCGCAGCGGTGCGTCACATTAAACACCGACGAACGGTCGCTATTTATCGTGATTCGTCACGCTAATTCATGTATTTATCGTGACGCGTCACGTATAATTACCCCATGCCCAGCCAGCATGGAGACGCAACCATGATCGACCCAGCAGACAAGCAAACCCAAGCCCTCCCCCTGGAGCAGCCGAAGCGCGGGCGCGGTCGGCCAGCCACCGGCACGGCCCTGTCGGACGCAGAGCGGGCGCGGCGCTACCGGGCGAACAAGAAAAATCGTGACGCCCAGCCGTCACGAAAAGAGGCCCCATCGATCCCCGCTGATGGCGTAAAGGAAATCCTCGACGGCTGGCAGCGCACCCAAGAGGAACTCGACCAGGCACTGCAACGAATTGCCGAGCTGGAAGCCGAATTAGCGTCACGCGTCACGAAAAAAGAAGAAGCCGAGGCGAAGACTTGGGCAATTCAAGAGCGCAAGGGCAAAGCGCGCTGGCAGACCATCAGCAAGGGCCTGACCCGGAAGGCCGGCGAGCGCCAGTTCGACAAGCTGCTGTCGGGCCTGACAGATCCGCGCTACACCTACCGCATGATTGAAGAATAAGCGTGACGTCACGCAAATAAAGAGGTCGCATCGCATAATGGGGATTACGTGTAAATGCGCAGACCGGACTGCAATTTTCCGGTCTGCGCATTCTCCCTTCGGTCGGGCCTGGCCTAACGTAATCCCGTCCACATTATGCGAAGCCAGGATGTTACGGCCAAATAGTAATTCTCGATCTAGCCAAATAGAAATGTCCCAAATCGGCGTCTAGGGTTTCCCTCCTGCATCACAGGAGGCACGCCATGACTGCGGCAACTTGCGGATGGGTCACAATGAGCATGCGGGAGCTGGATCGCCTCAAGGTCATCGAGACAATCATCGAGGGTCGGTTGAAACCTGCCGCCGCGGCGCAGCGTCTGCGCCTGACGACACGTCAGGTGCACCGGCTGGTTCTGCGTTATCGCGAGGATGGCCCAACCGGCCTAACATCTGGAGAATCGCGCCATTAGCTTGATTCGACGGAACTATAGCGACTTTGGTCCAACTCTGGCCCAGGAAAAACTGGTCGAGTGCCACGGCCTTAAGCTGGCCAAAGAAACGGTACGACGGATCATGGTTGATGCCGGCATGTGGGTACCGCGCAAGCAACGGCCGCCCAAGGTCTATCAGCCACGCAACCGGCGTGCCTGTTGCGGCGAACTGATCCAGATCGATGGCAGCGATCATCGCTGGTTCGAGGATCATGGACCGGCCTGCACGCTGCTGGTCTTCATTGATGATGCAACCAGCCAGCTGATGCACCTGCATTTCACCGAAGCCGAATCGACCTTCAGCTACTTCACCGCCACCCGCGCCTACCTGGAGCGGCATGGAAAGCCGCTGGCCTTCTACAGCGACAAAGCCAGCGTGTTCCGCAGTAACCACAAGGCGCCTCAGGGCGGCGACGGCTATACCCAGTGCGGCCGAGCGATGTACGAGTTGAACATCGAGAGCATTTGCGCCAACAGCAGCCAGGCCAAAGGTCGTGTGGAGCGTGCGAACCTCACTCTGCAGGATCGCCTGGTCAAGGAGCTGCGGCTTCGCGGAATCAGCAACATGCCCGACGCCAATGCCTTTGCAGCCCACTTTATGGCCAGCTACAACGCGCGTTTTGCCAAGCCGCCGCGCTCTGAGCATGACTGCCATCGCCCGCTGCACAGTGATGAAGATTTGGATCTGATCTTCGCCTGGCGAGAAGCGCGGCGAGTTTCGCAGCGGTTGACCGTGCAGTACGACAAGGTGCTGTATCTGCTAGCGGACACTCCGCAGTCCCGTCGCCTGGCGGGTGATCATGTCGAGATCTACCACTACCCGGATGGCCGCATCGAGCCCAGGGTGGACGGCACCGCCCTCCCCTTTACCACCTACGACAAACTCTGCGAGATAGACCAGGGTGCCATCGTCGAGAACAAGCGCTTGGGTCATGTGCTGCAAGTCGCCCAGCTCGTCCAAGCGCAGCGCGACAGTCGGCGCTCGCAATCGGTACCGGGAAATCCGCGGCAGTCAACGCAAGGCAAGATGCTGTCGAAGAAGGCGCAGCGAGAACTGATGCCGGAAGATATCGCCGCCGCCCTGGATAACACGCCACCATCGAGGCGAAGTCGCCATGCGTGAGTCAATCAGCGCCGAGGCACTGAAGATACTAGTGGTTGCCGGAGCTGCGCGGTACTTACGTGCTATTCCGGCGCCTTCCGGCCACGGTTGGCAGCTCCAAGTGCGCTACAGTCCCGATGGTCAATATTACCCGCTACGTTCTCGACGTGAACTTGTGCGCGTATTTGGGTCACTGGACTCGCTTAATCGGTACGCAAATCGTTTGGGCATCCACACGTATAGCGTGGAGTTATAACTGTGACACGAATTTCCCCATGTGGGGAGTCGACAGGTTTCTAGAAAAATAGTTCGATAAATGTAGCGACTTTCGTTTGCAAACCGCTACAAATAGCGCTGCGGGCCAACCAGCTGAGGTTTTCCAACACCTGATAGTGTGGAATAACGCTTCTCTGAGTTCCGGAATGTATCCACATATTATTTAGCGGGTGTGATAATTTTTATCTAGCCCTCTTTATCGAAGGAGAGGGCCAGATAACATTAGATCGCTGCAAAATAGGCCAGCAGCAAGGCTACTGCGGTCGTATAGCGGAGGCCCGATTTGATCGTATTGAATACGTCGCTGAAATTTGGCGCGTCCAGACGTAGGCCAACACCAGACCCTACCAACGTCTTAATATCCTCGGGGAGCGTCATTGCCTGCCAAGTGCCTGGAGCCAGTGTCCGCAGGTTCACACCGTAGGAAACCAGCAGCCCGGACTCCTGCGAAATGCCTCCGGAGGCGTCCGGAGATAGACCAACGTCGGTTGGATAGACGTTCGGGCTGCCCTTGAAGCGGTCAAGATATCCGCTGCCGAAGCGAGCCTTTATTCTATCAAGATTCTGCGCCATGGAGGTGAGTAAAGGAAGTATCTCAACGTTGCAAACACGTTCCTTTTCATTGACCATCCTGAAACCAATGGTTACGCCGTTGGCTAGTTCTTGGGCAAGCAACGTCGAATACTGCTGATCCGCTTTGCTGATGTCTCCGCCCGGGACGAATTCCGGGTGTAGCTTCAGCGGAATGTCCCATGCCTCTATAGTCTGTGCTTCGGGGAAGACAAAGCCAGGATTGCATTGACGGGCAAAACCCTTATAGATATTAGCCAGGGATTGACCAGGATTCTGGTAGATATTGATCTCAGCCATCGTCGCCACCTCTAGAGTCCCAGGGATCGTTGGAGATAGTCCGCGCGATTGTTCAATCGCCTGGCTATGCCATCGCTCGGATCGGTACTGTTGGGAGTACCATTCCAGTTCCTCAACTCCCTAATGGCGGCTGGCCAGTCGCTCTGGGAAATAGCAGTCTCAAAGTTTGGGAACGAGGAATACTCACCATAGTGGTAATACAGGTCTGTCACTATGGTTTTGACCGCCGGAGGTAAGGTGCTCCACTGCTGGAACTTCACCTTCATCCGATCAGTGACCTTGATCATCTTGGCGGTAAAGAGGGACAGCCCGTCTTCATCTGTGAGTACCGGGATGAGTTGGGCTAATGCCTGGAAGGTCGCGGTGTTCGCTCCTTTCAAGCCGAGGGCGGGGCGAATTTTTTTGCGCGTGGATTCAGCGATGTTCAGAGCCTGAATGCCGGATTCATCGTGCTGGCCGACATCGAAGCCATAGCCAATCGTTACACCTGATTCACCGTTGGGGTCAGAGGTCGGAATAGTAGCTCTGTTGCCTCGCCCACCAGGTGGAAGCTCATGACGGGCGGTGAAATCGATATTAATACCCATTTCAATCAGATAGGAAATATTGGACTGGAGGCGGCTGACCTTATCGGCTTTGTCACCATCGATGCGGTCTTGGATAAAGGTATTGATCTGCTGGTTCAATTGCACCTGGAGGTCGCTCACCGAAATACTGTTGGCTCCTCCGGTTTCGGCGACCGTACGAATAGTGACCTCATGAACCTTGAAGTAGTCGTCGAACACTAGCACGGGCCGCCCGGCAGTCTGGCTTATGACCTGCGTCAGTTGCCCCGTCAACCCACCTTGTGCTGAGTAGCTGGGGGATGACAGCCAGTCGGTATAGAGGTCAGGAATTCCGTGAGTAATTCGGATCGGCTCTGGTTCCGCTGCGAGCAGAACACGCTGTGCCTCCTCTCGTTCTGGATTTTCTAGGTAATTGTATAGCCGCTCCAGATTGCGCTGAAGGGTCTGATCCAATTCTCTATCCACCTTAGTCTCCTCTGCTTAGTGAAGCCAATTTGTTATTTCATTGATTGTTCGCACTCGCTTTCTAGACGATTGAACTCAGTAGAATACTTGTCATATTCATTTTGCATTTTTTCCGGCAAATACTCTCGCTTCAGGTCTCTGAAGAAGCTGCCCTTCTCTAGTATTTTCTTGCATTGGTGGTTTTTGGCAGACAAGGAGAGATGTGCCGTATGAAAAACACGAGAGAGATAACCAAAACCTTCAAACATATCCCTACACTCTGTTATCAGTTTTCGAGAAATCCAGTAGGCCTTCTCTGTCTCGTTATTCTTCAGTGCTTTCTTCACTTGTTTGTCGTTGAATTTTATAGAGGCGGGCTCGCAGATTGGGGAAGGCTTCCAATACGTGCCAGTAAAACCTGCTGCCGCCCCGCAGAAGCCCTGACAGTCCCTACTTGCGACTCCTTTCTCTATGGTAATTCTGTCATCATTCAGTTTGAAAACGACATCGCACGACATATCGCCGATGCCACGGACGTCGACCTGCACATGACCTGACTCTATAGTTCCATTCAATCCGCAAGCATGGGCATTGTGTCCAGTGCTTCGTATCCGAAACTTTTGAAGTCCTTCGAATAACGGAGATATCGTCAGCAGCCCACTATTTCCAGTCCTATAGTAATCCCCGGGTGGGAAGTAGCTCTTTGGTTCTTCAGCGACACAAAGAGTGATATTGTAGCAAAGGGCGAGTATGGCAAAAATGCTAATGCTTTTGAGCTTCATGTTTATGCCCTGCATGAAAGCAGCTAGGTGGGGCGCTGGGTGATCCCATATAGGATTGTTTTTTTGCTGGTCAGATCGACTGATCTATAAGTTCCGTCGAGCAGGCTAGTCCTCCCAAAAAACACAAGCAGACTTGTAAGAGTCATTCTGTTTTACCAGCACTTCATTCTCAACATCACTAAAGTTTAGACGTCATTGAGCATGAGTTGGAAAAAGTTGCGGCAACGACCCTAGACACTGAACGCTGCTCACCTGGGGCGTTCCACTTCCTTGCGAAACATCACTCTCTGCTTGAAGCCGAAACCTCCACCACCATCCAGCAGAGCGGGCGGAGCAACCGGTAGATCGGGCTCGCGGCAGGTGGCTATCACGCGCCTGGCGAAGACTTCATCGAGCGTACTGCGGCTCTTAACATTCTCCTCGCCGTACTGTACCCGGCAACTGCTTATGCGCCCCGACGAGCTTGCGAAGCGGAAAAACACCACAACATCGGCCTCGGGGATCTCATCTCCCGGTGCGAACAGCGGGTAACGAAGCCTCTTGGCGAATTCCTGGCGGAATTCCTGGATAAAAATGGCCTCTTGCTCTGCTCGCTCCTGCAAAGTGACTGAATGGGAGCAGCCGCCGATCATACTCAGCAATACCAATAGGCAAACTATCCTCAA